GATAATTCCATCATTTGATTAACTCCGGAGAATGTTGTGGAATATCAACAGAAGAATCTTTTTCATTTTCTAGTCTGGCGGTTCTTGCTCTAATTTCACTTGATGAGTAAACGTGCTGGCGTTTATGGTAGTGTAATTGAATATTGTTATCAATGCAATATTGTTTACCTGTGAAATCACGATTGAGGTATTCTTCACTAAGGAAACGAACATCCATCTTCTGTGTCATGATTAATTGTAACAGGTCGAATTCGGTTTCATAAACCAGAATCTCATCCACATACTTACAGGCTTGCAACTGAACATAACGTTCATATACACTTTGAACAGGTTTGTTTTTTGTACCAGGTCTATCTACGGTTGGGTCAACTTGTAAACCAACAATCAGATAATCACACAATGTTTTTTCTATCTTTAACATAGTGACGTGACCAGCATGAAACATATCAAATGAACTGCAATTAAATCCTATTTTCATTTGAACTCACAATCAACCATAATTTCGGTCAAACACGCAACCATATTAATTTCATGGTCTGCAACAAAGGCAGCCTGATATTGATACTTAGCTAGAATGAGAACTAATTGTGGGACAGATTGTGGTTTCAATACTTCATAAAGACCATCATAAAGTTTACGATAAATCTTTACTGGATCGTTGTCGAGGTTTGAGGTGACCCATTTGCGTGTAGAGGCAAAGTCTTTTGATTTTAATGCGGAGATAAGTTCACCAACTTGAACATCGGCAACATTGGCTAAGATGCCCTTATCAATTACACCAGAAACCGCATATCGCTGGAGTTCATTGAGAACCCTACGATTATCAGGAAAGTGTTTCATAATAACGGCAGCAACTACATCCTTATCATATTCAACTTTCTCTTGTTCAAGAATCCATTCCACACGTTTAAAGAAAGCTGCAGCCATCTTTGCTTTACTACCATTGATTTTGAAATCAACAACAGAACACCGTGAATGAATTGGATCAATGATACGGTTCTTATAGTTACAAGTAAAGATGAAAGAACAGTTTGAGGAGAACTCCTCAATGGCACCACGCAACGCAGGTTGAGTTGAATTGGGGTTTAGATAGTCTGCCTCATCAATGATTACAACCTTGCGGCCACCCGCAAGACTGATTGACGAAGCATAGTTTTTAATTTTATTGCGGAGAACATCAATACCAGATTCATCAGAGCCGTTGATAACAATATAGTCACAACCAACTTCATTACAGAGGGCTTTAGCAATCGTTGTCTTACCAACACCCGCTGTACCTGATAGAAGTAAATTCGGTATCTCTTTTCTAGCAACATATTCCAAGAATGTGGATTTGATTGCATCCGGCAGGATACAATCTTCCACTTTTTGTGGCCGATACTTCTCGACCCATAACAATTGTTCCATCACATACTCCCATAATATAATATACTACTTATTTTACTTCACTAAGCACTTCAAATAAAGCCTCAAACTCCTTTTGTTCTGCCACTTCTGTTGAGAAGTTTTGCTTGTATTTTACTTTGGCCATTCTTGCAATAATCTTTTTTGGAATCTTAAAGTTATCAAAGGCAACATCAATGATTTCTTTTTGTACCTGTTTCTCAAAGTCAATCTTGGTCTGAGATACATTGATTTCATCAATTACTGCTTTGAGGGCCTTGAGTTGTTCCTCGTTGTATGTTCCGTATAATGTTTGAATTTCTGTCGCCATATTACACCGCCGCCAGTTGGCCAAAAACTGTAACCAAATCTTCTTCAATAGCTACTGCACCATTGATTAAATTCAAAACAGTTTTACCTTTAAAGTCACCTTCGGTGGCTTCAAATACTGCAACAATAAATTCTGAATTGATACCAATAACTTGGTTCGACTTACATTCGGTAAACTTACAAATCATTATTCACCCACTTTCGATTCTTTGGCTTCAAAGGCAATCCAATACTGAATATCTTCTTTAGTATTTTTGAAATGGCCAATACCCTTAAATGAAATAACCACATCATATGAACCAGGAATCAATTTGATATTCTCTGTTTTAAACACGATAGTATATTTCTTACCATTACCTGCACCAACTTGAATTGCTTGTGTGTGTGCAGAATTATCTGCGGCATCAAATGCAACCAGTTCGACCGTTTCACCATCAGACTTAACGCCGATGTGTGGTGAAGAAAGTACCCGAGCAGTATTCATAATCGAATTGTAATCTTCTGACGATAGAGAGAAGGAACAATCTTCTGATGGAAGTGTAATTTCTTTTTCTGGAGGAGTTACAATCATATCTTTGGCAGTTTTACGATAACGAATCTTACTCTTACCGGATTGAAAGATAACATTGGCATCATCAAATGCCAGTTCAGTATCTTTGTTTAGAGAATGAACAGATAGGAACTGGTTCAAATCATAGATACAAAATTCTTCGGGAAATACATCCGTCAGATTGGCTTGTGCCAAAACAGTTTTACTAGATGAAACTGTGGTCAGTTTGTTGCCTTGTTTAAATTGAATGCCTTGATTGATTGTTGAAAAATTCTTCAAGACGGTTAGTGTTTCGTTTGATAACTTCATTTGTTTCTCCATTATGTAAAAATTACGACTTAGAATACATTATATCATGTTCATACAGAAACATCAAGCAGCACATAGCGTGTGCCAAGTGATGTATACCAGATTCGGGATCAATTTGTTCCCCTTGTTTCCATGCCCAAACATGACGTTGTAGTGCATCAAAGTACCTGCGTTTTGCATCTGGTACTTTTTGCCAATTATCACGTTCATATTTCTGAGCACCAAAAGTTAATACCTTAACAGTTTCTTCTAGTGCAAGTGGTGGTAATAAACCATATTCTAGTTTGCCACCATCAAATTTACGGCCAACAACTTCCTCGAAAGAATCAAATCCAACATCTTCATAACCAGGATGATAAGGTGCTTCATCAGCAAATTTGGACATTACATTTCTCCGACAAAATTAGCAACAGCTGGCATATCTCCCGAGAAGTGATAGGTACCAATGTGCGAGGTTTTCATCCATGGGCAAAGGTAGATATCTCCACCAATCTTACGCCACATCTGGCAGAACATATAATCTTCTGATAGGTAACGGTCAGAACCACCACCAACGATTGAATCTTTAGTATCAATAACTGTATCAAAGAAGGCATGAATGTATCGTGTACCATCAAAGTTTGCTTGACCTACATGGTCAGGTTTATAACGAATAGAAGGATATTCTTTTTCCATCTTAGCAAACACTTCACGTTTAATCATCATGAAGCCAGTACCAATTTCTAATACTTGTAAAGGTTCAGTTACAGAGAATTGTGCAGTACCTTTAACTGGATTAAACACATAATCACCAGTAACTTTTTCGAGTTGTCCAGCTTCAATCTGTGGGTTCTTTTGAACAGCTTTAATAACAGACTTCCATTTGATTGCTTTCTTGGGATAAGGACCACCAGAAACATCTTTGTCCATGGCCAATAACGCAATTACATCTTGTGGATTGAAATGAATATCAGAATCTAAGAACAACATATGAGTGCAATCAGAACGGTGAATGAACTCGTCAGCAAGATAGTTTCTTGCTCGTGTAATTAGGGACTCATTAAACAGGAATGAGAATTTGATTTGAACACCATATGCCATGCAAATTGCTTGTAAGTCTAAACAAGCTTTCATGTAAAGGCCGTGGTTCATACCACCATACATGGGCGTGGCAACAAATAGGCTTTTCTTTTGTAGTTCTTCTTTTTTGATTGAGATTTCCATTTGTTCTCCGAAATTAAAATAAAAAAGAGGAGTGCCGCTTCACAGCGGACTCCTCTCGAATCAATTACCTATTAGGCACTAAAAGAATAGCCGGCACGCAGAGCAGCCTGTACCATTGCTTTAGTTGGTGAGCCTAAGCGATAGAATTTAATCTTGCGACCGGATTCTAAAGTCTTGGTATTTGTGTAGATACAATGACCTTCTTGGCGCAACTCATCAATACGAGCTGAAACGTTGCTGATGCCAAAACGGGTTTGTGCTTGTGCAGTAGTAAAAGTGTTATAACCAGATTGCTTCTTCAAAGTTGCCAACATTTTTTGCTTAGCGGATAATTGCTTCTTCATAGTAAAACTCCATAGTAAGTTAATAATAAAACCTTGCATTGTGCAAGTTCACACATCATATCATTATCTAGGTACGATTGTCAAGTATTTGTGTGGTATACTTGATTATCTGCCAACTTGTGGTAAGTATTTGGCTTTGGTTTCTTCCCAAGATAACCAAATCAAGTCATCATAGAAAAGTGATTCATATGAAACATTATCTTTTTTCTGTAATTGCCTGATTCGACCCTTAGCATACTTGGTTTTCCAAATATTAGTAAGAGATTCTTCGCTGGTATCAAATGATTTTACCAGCTGTTCATCTGTGATTTCTTTTCTCAAAAATTCATAAGTGTTATTATAAAGTGGTGAGAAATAGATTCCACGCTGATGTTCGGTACGAATCAATTCTTTTGGTATTTGTAATTTAGAATATGCAAAATTCAAAGAACGATTCTTATGGTCACGCTTGAGTGGAAGGCCTTGTTGATTCTTGGCTTCCCACCATTCAAAATATTTACGAGTATGATTTTCTTTAATCCAATCAAACACTAATTTTTTGGTTGCTCTGGATGGTTCGAAAGCCACCGAGCCAGAAGAAAAGCCCATAGGATTCCAATGCTCAAGGCCATCATACTGCGAAAGTCCTCCTGCTTTTGTTTTTCCATAGAGTGACGTTGTAGTAACGCCAACAAGAGTGTCTCCATATTGCCTCTTCCAATCTGCTTGAACTGTATCAGATAGACACATCAATGCCAGTAATTTACCACCCATGTAATTAAAACCTAGTGGTTGCAACGGAACGATTGTAGAACCGATTGCAGTATGATTAATCATGTGTTGTTGTGTCTTTACATCTCTCGACCAACCGATTGCGTTATCTCTCGGAGTCAAGTCCAGGAAGTCTGAGGAGATACAGATAACACCAAGATATTTACCAGTAACTTCATCGGTAAGAATGTAGAATAGATTACGGCCAATGTTACTGTTGTTCTTCATTGTAGAAGAAAAGGTACGAACGGCATTCCAAGTTTCTGCATCAGGTCCATTTGAAAGAACCATCTTAGGTTTGAGATTTAGGAAATCATCAGGACTTTGTGGTACCCAAAAGTTTGCTTTAACCTTGTCAACCAATTCCTTCTGTTTGGGATCCACCATTTGAACCTCAGAACCCCACAATGTGGATACATCTTGAACAGGATATCTTTCTTTTACTTCACACCACTTTTGGTATAAAGTATACTCACGAA